GGTCCGCCGACAATCCATGCATCGCATGTTCTATTGCCAGCGCACTTAAAATGAAAGAACTCGCAGTAACCAAGATTGGATGCTTCGATCACATCTTTGGCGTTGCTTTCATGCGGTTCGTCACCCGACTCCATACCCTTCTCAATGCATTGAAGCATCTGCGGAGTCTGAATAAAAGCTGCGCAATTTCCGCATCGTGATTTCTTGGCCTCTGCAGGGGACACTGCCCACATATCTGCTTTAGCTTGCCAGAACTTGCGGCTTGGTTCATTCGGATTGAGTGGCCCATAGCCATATTCCTCAATGGCATGGTTTCTGTTCTTGAGGTTGACATGGACATCTTGCGTCGCTACAGGGCAGGCTTTGATGCCTTTCTTGTAAGACTTGCGGATCTCATTGGCAATGATCTCGCGCTTTGCTGATGCCATTAAATTAGTTTCCTATCTATTATTTACACGTACCCCGGGTCTTGCCTTTCTTGGCAATTCCGTCAGCGCGTCTTGAGGCAGATAACTTAACAGAACCGCCTTTGCGATATCCTAGTCGTTCCCTTCTAGCACGAAGATTTGCAGCCTCCGGCCCTTCTACTCCTTCAGGAGTAGTTCTAGGTCCGCCGTAAAGACCCTCCAAAGAATTTTCAAGTGGGTCACGAATATTTTGGCGTAAGAACTTCAGAGCCTTATATGAGAGAGAACCCGGAGGATTGTAGAGGGCTTCGTTGGCATAGCGTCTAGTTCCTTCCTTGTATCTAGAAACAGCCGCTTCCTTTAACCTATCTAAACGTGCTTTTTTCTTTTCTGCTACTTCCTTATCTGCTTCTTCTTTAGCCTGCAGTCTTTCATAGCCTGCTCTACTACGCGAAATGGGTCCGCCTCTTGTGCTTTTACCTTCATTGAATTTTCTAACTCTACTGGCTTTCATATTACAATCCTCAATAATAGTTTGAGCGACGCCTAGGTAATCTAGATACCGGCTCATCGGTTTCAATGGAAATAAACCCACCCTGCCTAAATCTCAGTAGGGCTTGGGTACTCGAGTCCACTAAGTCATCATGCTCGGCGTTAGGGAACGCTGCAAACTCTTCAACCACTTCCTCTGCCCAGCGGGTCGGTGGACACCAGACATTCCCGCTAGAGAAAAGATCACTGACCGCATTGACTCTTGCCACCTTGTCATTCCCCCTTGAGGGGGTGTACTCGGCTACAGGAATCCCCATTGCGCGAAGTTCATAAATCAGAGGCGCGCCAGCGGCTTTAGCTTCAACGATAAACGCATCGGGTCGATACTGCTCATACATCTCGTAAGCCTTGCGCTTAAGCTCTGGGAACTCCATTCGCTCTTTGTATGCATCGAGCAGAATGATATGCGTTCCTAGCACCCCTGTTTCTGGCGTAGGGTGCTTAAAGACACCCCAGGTGGTACAGGCGGAGTAGTCCGAGGTTTGCTTCTTGGTGAAGGCAGTGTCCCAGGACTGAATAATAAAATCACACACAGGCGGGGATTCTTTGTCCCAGATTCGCCACCACTCACGCTTAACCAACGCCCCTTCTTCGGCAGTCGGATTTTGCTGGTACTGCGCTGACCACTTGGCAACGGGCAGTTCAGCTCTAATTGCTTCAAGCTCTTTTTGCGACCAGAACTCAGGCCACAGAGGATTGCCTGAAGGCAAGATGGCGGGAAGTTCAATGACCTCCCATTCATCAGTGCCGCCTCGCTCAATCGAGGACTTTAAAACCCTGCCAGTCAGATCTCGCTGATGCCAGCGAGTATTATGACTAATTACACCATTAGCAATAAAGTTTTCAGTTCTATCAACTTGAACATCAAAAACTTCTTCATATCCAGTATGACTAACTTTAACTATCGCATCGGTAGTGACGCTGTAAGTATTCAGCGGCATTACGCAAGATGTCTGGAGATTTTCCGTAACCGACTGCGAGATTGCAGTCATTGCAGAGAAGCCCCCTGACTTTTCCTGTTTCATGGCAATGATCAATGCAGAGCTTGCCATCCCAATGCGCACGAGTGTTTTCTTTAGTAGGCGGCTTACCGCACACATCACATCGATTATTACGTTCGGCAACCATGCTTTCATACTGCTCAAGCGTGATGCCGTAGCGATGTTTAATTCGCCTTGACCTATTTTGCCTTGGAGTTGGTTTTTTTGGCGGGTATTGCTTTGAATAGCAACTTCCGCATAAGCCTTTTGCTTTAGCCGGAAGATTTCCGCAACTCTCGCAAACCATTCCTTTCCACTTTCCATGATGCCCAATAGGCCGATATGGGGCATTAGGGTTTTTTCTGTGGTACGACTCTTTGGCTGCGCAAGGGCTGCAAAGTCCTGGCTTTGTCTTTGCTCTTGATGACCTGTTACAATCTTCGTTGCAACAAGTTCCATCCCAACCTTCAAGTCTTTCAGCCGTATCCATTTACGCTCTCCAGCAATCTCTACAAGGAACGGATGTCTTTCGTTCGCTCTTAGGATTCTGCCAGATTGCGTTTGAACTGTGAATATAGAATCAATACCGTTTGACTTATGATTGGCTACAGAGCTAGTAGTAATCGCTCCATTTTCATAAGTGGCTATTAAATCACCCGGCTTGATGTCCCTTAAGGGCTTTTTAGTCCCATCAGCCATTAGCACGGCGGTATCACCCACCATGCACATCACAACGATGATTGCCCCTCCTGGCTGCAAACGCTGCCGAGGACCGGAGGTGTACCATTCATAGGTCTTGTTGTAGACCGAAGGATCACCCAGGGCGGCTTCCTGTTCGGAATGCGGATCATCGATGATGAGCAAGTCCGCACCTTTACCAGTTACCGCACCGCCTACACCGATGGCGAAATACTCCCCATTCTGGTTAGTACTCCACCGTCCTGCAGCTTTGGAATCTTGCTGCAAGGCGACATCTGGGAAGATCTTGCGGTAGTCCTCAGAGGCGACGAGGTTACGCACCTTGCGTCCAAACCCCACTGCCAACTCTGCGGTATGGCTACACTGAATGACCTTCTTGTTCGGGTAGTTCCCTAGAAACCACGCTGGAAGCATGTAGGAGGCAAACTCAGACTTGGTGTGACGAGGCGCAATGTTGATGATCATGCGCTTGCACTCACCCCGAGCCACCTTCTCGAAAGCCTTGGCCATGATCAGGTGATGCTCACCTTCGATGAAAGCCGGCCACAAGGTCTTCACGAACGGAATGAACTGCCTCTGAGACGACTCTCGTTCCTTGGCTTTTTCCCATTCTTCCAGAAGGGTTAATAACTCGGCTTTCTCTTGAGCAGAGAAACCCCCCAGTATGGATTTCAAGGATTCAGGGGAAAACTTAATCAATCTGTTCTCTAGTAAGCCGCGCGCGTTCTACGTAAAACATAGGGTAGTAAGAACTAGCAAGGACCTACGTAACACTAGGTCCCGAGGGCTTTTCCAAAAAAAAGCCCGAGGGGAGTACCTAAGCCTAGAATAATCCTACCTAGGTAAGTACCTAGGGGGAGTTACCCCCGATTTTAACAATGTACCCCTACTTGACAAGAAAAACAAGGGGTATTTTGGGGGTGTAAAAAACTAGGATTTACAGGTAGTTATGAGAAAACAAAGTTATTTTTAAATGTTACAACGCGCTGTAACAAAATCGAGGTCGATGTATAGACGGGCAGTGTATCGACAAATCTAAGTTATACACAGGTTATCCACAGGTAGTACTGCCCACGGAGCTAGGGGTTCCCTAGGGACTCCTAGAAAAAAAATAAGGGGAGAACTTGGCGAGAAAAACGGTGTGGTAAAAAAGAGACGGGGGTGGGGTCGAAAGTAGGAAATCGGATGAGGGGAATAGTGTATGTGTCGCGCGGGGGTCCCGTGCGCGCACAGGGGGGGTGGCGGGGGTAGGCGCGACGCGCTGCGGTGATTTCTTTGACGGGTAGGGGTAGCACCTGGGCGACTCTGCACCAGAGTTGCCTTGTCCACTAGGTGGTCATAACACTGTTATGATGGACATAGTCGAAAATATGTATATACTTATCTGTGGGGTATCCCGTAGCGATAGCACCCTTCTTTAACAAGTAGCGCGCCACACTTGCCGGAATAGTTCCGGCGGGTCACTAGCGCATTTTTTGAGGTAAAGACAATGGATAAGTTAATAGTCCTGTTCGACAAGCACACTGCTAACGTGACCAGTGGTCAGAAGGTGGTGAACGAAATGATGGATATGGCGAAGGTGAAAACCTACGCCGATGCGGACAAGGTGAGAGCGGCATACCGCAAGCACCTCGACTCATCGATCCATCGTCGTAATGCCGCTAGCATCATCGCGGTATTCAATACCCGCATGAATCGCTGGATGAAGGCGAATAAAATCGCACCGAAAGCGCAACGTGGTGGTCGTCGCGCTAAGGCGAAGGTGGCGGCAACACCAAAGACGGCAACACCCGCGACGGTAGCGAAGGGGTCACCCTCCGCAACCATAGCGAAGGCGGCAAACGTCGCAACACTGCAAAGTGTTAATACGTTCTCCGATATCGAAGCACGACTGCGTGCCATGGTTAGCGGCATGAAAAAGGCGGACATCGTTTCGATTCAATCGAAGGTAAACGCGATTTTCACGCTAGCATTAAAATCCGCTAAGTAAGCGGAAACCCCGAGAGGCTACGGCTCTCGGGGTTTTTTTTCGCCCTCGATTTCCTCATCGTCCTGCGGCTCATCCTCGCCCAGGATTTCCCCCTCCTCGATATTCTCCTGACAGACGCTCGGCTCGACAGACGCTCCGCTCACCCTCGACAGACGCTCGAGCAATTCGCTCTCGATATCCGCTAACGATCTGTTGACAGTCGCCACATTCACGCTGACGTTCTGCTGGTTACTGCCATCGATCAGACGGGACGCTCTCGCCAGCACCCCAAGCGCTGACACCCTCGCAGCCGGTGGGCTTTTCTTGTCACTCGCCTCCTCCTTCAACCTGTCGAGCGTCCACTGCCGCAGCCCAATCGCCTGCTGAAAAGCCGCCGTTGCGTCCTTCTCCTTCAGTTTCGCCACCTGCCTCTGCACCCTCGCATCGCCCGTTAGCCGCGCCGCCGCAGCCTGTATAGACCTTTTCTTAGCCGTCCCCTGTACGCGATACGCCTCGATGTACGCCTCGCTAGGTCGATGTCCTTTCGCCACAAGTTCGCAGAACTTAATGGCTTTTGGGGTCAGTGGTTGCAGCCCTTGTCCAATCGGATTATTAGTTGGCACGATTCTTTCCTCG